GGCGAAACTGTTTTAGGTGAGTTAGATCACCCAGAAGAGCTTCAAATTAATCTTGATAGGGTAAGTCACATCATTACAGACATGCATTGTGATGGTAGTGATGGACTTGGTAAACTTAAAATCATAGATACGCCAATGGGTAATATTGCACGTAGCCTGTTAACGGCAGGTGCAAAGTTAGGTGTAAGTAGTAGAGGTAGTGGCAATGTAAATGAGTCCGGCAAAGTCAGTGACTTTGACATTGTTACTATTGATATTGTGGCACAGCCTAGTGCACCAGATGCATATCCCAAGACTATCTATGAAAGTTTATTTAACATGAGAGGCGGCGCTGTAATTTATGAGACAGCACAAGCCGTCACACACGATAATAGTGCAGAAAGACATCTAATGAAGCAGATCACTAGTTTCATTAGAGAATTAAACTTAAAGTAAGTAGGAGACTACTATGGCAGTGACATTTAACGAACTACTTGAAGGAACAGAGCTCTCAGAAGAGGTTCGTGGTTCTATTCAAGAAGCCTGGGATAGTAAACTGTCTGAAGCAAAAGAGCAATTAACTGCTGAACTTCGTGAAGAATTTGCCCAGCGATACGAGCATGACAAAAGTCTAATCGTTGAAGCAATGGACAATTTCATCACAACTAAAGTAACAGCAGAAGTTGAAGAACTTGCTGAAGATAGAAAAGCTCTCGCAGAGCAACAGGTTAAGTATCGCAAGGCCGTCGGTGAACATGCAAAAGTTCTTGATAAATTTGTAACTGAAATGGTTGCAAAAGAAGTCAAAGAATTACGTGCTGATCGTGAACGAGTTGCTGAACATGTAACAAAACTTGATGGTTTTGTAACAGAGCAACTTGCTGAAGAACTCTCTGAGTTCCACGAAGATAAAAAAGCACTGGTTGAACAAAAAGTCAAAATGGTTAGAGAAGGCAAAAAGCAACTTGCTGAAGCCAAAAAAGATTTCATTAGTAAAGCCGCTGACAAAGTTGAAAACGTTGTCAACAAGGTTATTACAAATGAAGTTAAATCTTTCCGTGATGATATCACATCGGCCCGCGAAAATGACTTTGGTCGTAGAATCTTCGAAGCATTTGCTACAGAATATGGCGTGAGCTATTTGAATGAATCAAATGAAGTTAAGAAGGTTCAAAAGACATTAGCCGAAATGGAAACTAAGTTAAGAGAAGCAAACGAAAAACTTGATGAGCAATCATCTAATACAAAACTTGTTGAATCTCAACTTAGAGTAGCAGAAGATAAGTATGCTCGTAAAGAGAAACTTACCGAATTGTTATCACCATTAGGCAAAGAGAAGAAAGAAATAATGTCTGACTTACTTGAAAGTGTTAAAACAGAGAACTTAGAGAAGAAATTCGATCAGTATCTCCCATCTGTTTTAGATGGTGAAACACCAAGAGTGAAGAAGACACTTACAGAATCAGTGACAAAAGAACACACTGGTAATAAGAAGGCACCTGCAATAGCAGAGGCCAATGACAGCACGGATGTTGTTGAAATTAATGACCTCCGTAAACTAGCCGGACTTTCAAATTAATAGGAGTTATGAAATGGCAAATTTATTTGAAAGCAACTGGTCCGCAACTAAAGATGCATTGATGGAAGGCCTAACAGGTCAACGTCAAAAAACTATGGATGTGGTACTCGAAAACGCAAAGCGTCAATTGTCAGAGGCCGCAACATCAGGAGCAACAGGTGCAGGTTCAGTCGCAACATTAAATAAGGTAATGTTACCTTTGATCAGAAGGGTTATGCCTTCCGTGATCGCAAACGAGCTTGTTGGTGTACAGCCAATGAGTGGTCCAGTCGGACAAATCCACACACTAAGAGTCCGTTATGCGGAAACTGGTGGTGGCGCAACAGCAGGTGATGAGGCATTAAGTCCTTTCAAACTTGCAGGTTCTTATGCAGGTTCTCCAGACGCAACAGCAGTTGCTGAAGGAACACCAGGCAGAAAGATGTCAATCCAAATCTTAAAAGAAACTGTCGAAGCAAAGACAAGACGTTTAAGTGCTAGATGGACATTCGAAGCCGCACAAGATGCCGAAGCAATGCATGGTGTAGATGTCGAAGCAGAAATTATGCAGGCATTAGCACAAGAGATCGTAGTTGAGATCGACCAAGAAATTATTGGTTCATTAAGATCTCTAGCAGGTACAGGTACTAACACATTGGACTTCAGTTCATTAAGTGGTACTAGTGTGTATGTCGGTGATAGACATGCCGCTCTTGCTATTGAAATCAACAGAAGTGCAAACAGAATCGCCGCAAGAACAAGACGTGGCGCAGGTAACTACGTAGTAGTTTCACCTGAAGCATTGACAATCTTACAAAGTGCGTCAACTTCAACATTTGCACGTACAACTGAAGGTTCTTTCGAAGCACCTACAAACACTAAGTTTGTTGGTACATTGAACGGAACAATCAAAGTATTCGTTGATAACTACGCCGCTGATGGTTCAGACATTTTGGTTGGTTACAAAGGTTCATCAGAAACTGATGCTCCTGCGTTCTACTGCCCATATGTTCCATTAATGAGCACAGGTCCAGTTATGGATCCTGCTACATTTGAGCCAGTCGTGTCATTTATGACAAGATATGGTTACAAAGAGTTGACTAATACAGCATCATCTCTTGGTAACGCGGCAGACTACGTTGATCACATTTCATTGAGCAACGTTGCG